CCTATGGAAAGTGCAGTCAATTTATTGACTCCGGGTGTTGTCTTACTTATTTTTAAGTCTTTTGGTTGGGGTAGGTTGGGGTTTATCATTGCAACCCTACTAAATGTTTTTGATTTTAATCCATATGAAATATTGGAACCAATATGTTCGGAAGCTTTATCGAAGATAAAGGAAGGGCAGTTGCTTACTTCTTCTCATATTATGGAGATAGCCGAATCTGCTGGCCAACAAGCAGCAGGATCAAGTGAGCAACCAGCAGATGATGGTGCCGTTTATTCTTCCGCAGATTTATTGCATCATGCTAAAATGATTAATTTAGCTATTCTAGATTTTGAACATCAGAACTTGAGGCTTCTCAAAAACGATTTTGATCCATCCCAATCAAATCTATATAAAATGGCAGCCCTTCCCGGATTAAAAGCCAAAGGCGGAACCTTATTGGGTAAGATATTTGGTTTCATTGTTGTTATTATCCTTGGTTCTCTTGGAGCCTTAGTTGTAGGCGATATGTTCAGAGGACTTGCAGGGAAACCACCATCACATCAGGTCACCGGCCCGGGAGCATTGGTTCAAGCCCCATCCTTCCATGCGGCTACACAGACTAAATATCCCCTTAAAGGCGACTCTTCACTTCCAGCTTCAGTTAGCGGAAATAGTAGTAGAGAAAATATTGAAAATGTCATTATTCAATTTGCCAAGGATGTTTATTCGGGACTAGATGGCAAAGAAAACTTAATTAGGAGTAATCCTAAGTTTCAATATGTTGTTGAAGAGGTTTCTTACGTTAATAGTTCTAAGGATTACTCCTCTATCTTCATGCCAACCATATGGAATACGAAAAAAGAAATGGTGGATAGTTTTATCGATGATGTGGCATCAAGTGATAGGTAAAACCGGGCATATCATAACATATCAATGAATCTTTACAGGTGAGAGAGAAAAATATGAACAGATCTGATATTTTCGATAGTTTTATCAAAATAGCTCAAAAAGAAGGGTTAATTTCGGAGGCCGAGGGCCCTGAACATACAGAATTTGATTTTCCTGAGACAAATCCAAGACACGATTCTCTTTCTATTGAGCAAATTGGCAAACTTTACAACAATAAGCCAAATATGCCAGAGGATATGAAGTATAAGAACAATATCATGGAAGTTGCACATCCTGATCCTTTAGTTATCTCTCCTTCTTATGATAAGTTAAATGGTTTGATCGAAAATGAAATCGAAGGTCAAAATATTCGTTTACACATTGTTATGAAAGAGCCTGATGGTCATTTGACACAACGTAAATATGCGGAAAAAGAGCTGATCCTTTCTTTGGTTCGGGTGGCCAATAAATTAGATGGCCTTAATAATGAAGGCCTCTGCAAGTTGGCCGATGCTTGTTTAACACAAGCTGCTAAAAAAAAAATAACTAAAAGCGCCCAATGGCAGGTATATGCTTTGCGCCTTGCTGTTCCACTTTTAATTGGGCTCTTCGCTAAAGAGCATATGAATTTTCATAGCGATGGTTTTGAGCAAGACTGCCAAAAAGCAGAGTCCGAAATTAACGATTTAATGAGCGGAGACGTTACTCTAGGTCTTATTGGTCACGAATATACTACTGATTTTAAAACTGAGTTAGAAAAATTACAAAATGCACTACAAAATATCAAGAATGTAGTTCTTGGTGAGGTAATTCCCGCTTTAAATAGGGCTAGTAATACAGGGGTTGATCCTACTAATTCGGAAGATTTTCTTCAACAACTTGAGGCTCCACAAGTACAAGAAGCGGGACAAAATGTGCAAAAAGTCATTACAGATATGAAAGCTGTAATGAAAACTAATTGGCCAGTAATTTTTACTATGATGCGCAATTTGTCAAATCCAGAATATCAAAAAAGAGTTACAGTTTCCAAAGGGGAGCTTAATGAAATGGTGGAAGCAACAGAAGTTGAAAGTGAGTGGGGCTTAATTTCCAATGATTTTAAAGATGTTGTTCGCGCTCTTGGAACGGTAAGAAAAGACCTTCAAGAACTTAATACCTCTCTAAATAACTGCACAACATTAGCTAGAGAAACAGTTGGTGGTTTGCAGACTGAAATGCAAGAAATGACTGGTGGAGGAACAACTCTAAGCACCCCTTCAGCTCCAAATACAGGCATAACAGCTCCTAAGTCTACTGATTATGGTTTAGGTTCTTGGGTTGACAAGTGGACGAAAAAAGTGCAACCTAAACCATAAATATATGCATAGCCACATATATTAAATAACTTTAAGCACTTTTTATATCAATAACTAAGTATGCTTTATAGATTTTGTAAGTTAAGCGTAAGAAAATCATGCCCTCCGTGGCATTTGAAATTAATAGGAAAATAAAATGTCTCTAAAACTTTTACAACCAGGCCTTCAGCCTCTTGGGCAATTTGACGGTCTTGATTCAGATGTATTAACCCTTAAGGGCGGTGAAGTAGTTTCTTTCGCTTCCGTTACTACTAACGGTCAACCAGGTGTCACTACACCAGGTCTTGATCAAGCTGCTTATGACGTCTTCGATGGTTATGTTAACCAAAGCGGTACTTTAAAGCGTCCAGCTGTTACCCGTTTGTTCAACGGTGCTACTGGAATGCCAACTGTCACTTCTCGTCCATTGATGCTTTCCGATGAAGGTATCTTGGGATACGGTACTCTATTCGGCAGCGTTGTCGGTGGAACTATCGGACAACAGGTCAACGGACCAACCACCTTTACAGGTGCAATCCTTGGACCAAGCACTGCTACTGGTTCTGGCAAGGTAACTTGCTGGCATTTAGCTGGTCTTTATGCTGTCTCTCTTGACAACACAGACGGTTACTTGCAACCAACCAATACAACCTTATCTGTTGGAACACCATTAGCATTCACTTCTCTTGGTCTTTTGACACCATATAACTCTACAAATGTATTGGCTAACGCCCCAGTTGTCGCTCATTTAGTTGAGTTCAACAGCAACCAAAGCCTTGTTACTACACCTAACTATCTAGTTGCCGCTCTAAACAGCCCATCTGGTAACGTCAGCTCTGTCGGCCCAAGACAATTCCAGTTTGCGACGATTTACTTCGCACCACCAGGATTCTCCGTTCCAGCAATTACTGGATAATCCCTAAAAAGATTAAGAGAAAAGACAACGAAACAGCCCGAGAAATCGGGCTTTTTCATTTATATTATGTCAATCCTTTACTGAAATCAGTTTGTTCTTTTGAAATGTTTGAACTCGCTTTATCCAAGCTTGAAACTCGGGTAAGGCGAGTCTTCCCTTTGCAAAATTGCACCAATAACAACAAGGAACAATATTGTCAATAGTATGTGACTTATCATTATCTAAACGATCAATACCATTGTAATAAAAATGTGCCCCATCTTTAGCATTTTGTGATGCTTTTTTATCTTTCAGATACACATTGAAGTAGTTAGATTTTTCTACACCACAATAATAACATGGTAGTTGTGAATAAGTATAAAATGTTTGTAAATCTATTTCCATTTTACCATAATTTAATAAATAATATCGATAAGCTCCCTTGATAGATACTAATAAATAATTCAATGGTAATTGAAGTGAAATTTTTGGACGCATAAATACATTAAATTTTAATCTATCTATGTATTTATAAAACTCTTTTGTAGTGCGTTCATTTTTAGCTCGATTACACGTCCAACAACATGAGACAACATTATCTAATGTATGTGGCAATGAACTATCAATTCGATCAAGTCCATTATATAAAAAATCACCATTATCTTTAGCAAACTGTGAGGCATGTTTTTTGCTTGAAAAAACATTATACTCATTTGATTGATTTGCTCCGCAATAAAAGCATTCTTTTTGACTAATTTCAAACCACTGTTCAAAAGATAAATTACATAATTTATCTTGATAACAATATTGTCTCCATAATTTACGGGCTGATGTAATATTTGGCTCATACTTAGTTACGCTTGGTAATGATAATTTTTGATTTTGTTTTGTTGTTTCTGTTTTTAGGCAACCACAAGATTTTGTATTTCCAGAAATTAGATGATGTGTCAAAGAATTTGTTAAATTGCCGCATTCACATTGGCAATTCCAATAACCACTATCATAAGAAATAGTAGTAAGCCTATTAAATACTTGTCCAGATTTTATGACAACTCCTGATTGTAAAGTAATGCATCCACAAGATTTTTGTTGTTTAGCCGTTAATGTTCCAGTTCTAATTATTATTATATTTCCGCATTCACACTGACAATTCCATGCCGTAAATGATCGTCCATTTCCATTTTGTGGTTCTATGTTTGAGGCAGCAGATATAACGGTTAATTTTTCAAATTTTTGTCCGACTAAGTTTTTCTTCTTCATAATGATAAATATAACACGCTATTGTGAAGCGTCAAGCTTTCGCATAAACTTTTAATTAAAAATACCGTAATAATTACATATTCATTATAACGCACGCTAAATGTGCGGCTAGTTTCGACTGGCAATCAATTCTTACAAATAGTGGAGACACAAATGAATATGTTCAGCAATCAGGGTCAGGTTAATGCCGGCTCATTTAAAGAAGCGCTACAGGCCTTGGTAAAATATGCCGCGATCCTCGAAGAGAATGTTCCTTCTAATCAAGGACTTGCAGGTCAACCTTCATTGAGTGACGACAAAAGAGATGAGCTTATAACTCGCGCGATAATGACCCAGGATGGTAAGATTGCTTTAGCTCAGGCTATGGCCAATCCAATTAGAAGGAACTTGGATTATCACGGAATTGCTCGTAGAGCACTTGTCGTAGATCCTCTTCCACAAGGTGCAATGCCAACTTACGATAGAGATATCGATGTTGCCGCTGTTGTTATCTCAAGCAACGGTACCGGACCAGAGTCCAGAGTATTCGGTGACAGAGTTGTCGTTCCAGAGTTCGAAATTTACGCTAACCCAACGGTTAGAATCGCTGAAGTCAAGCGTCGTAGATTTAACGTCATTGATAGAGCTGTCCAGAAGGCACGTCAAGAAATCATGGCCCAAGAAGATGCCAACATCTTCGCAGCCCTTGATGCAGCTGCCTCCGTTGAAAACACTCTAACTGACATCGCTGATGCAGGCCTTCTAAAGAGAGATCTTGTCGAAATCAAGCAACAGATTGATCGTTGGGACTTAGTTACTACTAAGTATTTCATGAATATCAATGAGTTCACTGATATTCTAAAGTGGGGAGCTGGTGGTGGACAAGGCGTCGGTGGCGGTGATTTCGATCCCGTAACTATGCGTGAAGTTCTACAGACTGGTCTTTATGCTCACATTTGGGGAACTGACATTATGGTTTCCAAGATCGTTCCACCAGGAACAATCTACGGTGTCTCTGATCCAGAGTTCGTTGGTGTTATGCCAATCCGTCAAGACATTGAAGTTCTACCAGCAGACGAGCCAAAGCAATTGAAGCTCGGATGGGTTGTCTCTGAAATTATCGGTAT